ACAATATCTAAAGATGTTTTATTTTCTAAAATTTTTAAATCTGAAAGTAAATAATTAAATTTTGTATCTTTTATTATTTGAGTTGCTTCACCAATCATTTCTATTCTTTTTTCGGCATTAGCATAAAGGTATTTTTTAGGATTAGTTATATCTTTTAAAAATTGTTCTGGATTATTTGTAACTTGTTGTTGCATTAAAACATTATCTCTACTAGATAAAGCTACCTCTAATTCTATAGCTAATTCATTTTCATTATCTATAGTTTTAGATAATACATCTTCAGCATCTCTTTCAAAAGTTGGAGAATACACATTTGGATTTAATACTAAATTTGAATATAAAATACCCATAGCATTATCTTTTTCTACTACTTTTTTTTTATCCATTGCTATTCTAGCAGATTGATTAACAACTAAATTTCCTTGAGCGGTACTATTATTAAATTTTGATAACCATGCTTTTTTAACAAAATTATTTTCATTAGATAAATATTTATTTTCAAAACCTTGTTGTAATTTTTTTACTTCCTGTAAATAATAATTGTTAGCTTCTGTGGGTTCTGGAATTTTTCCAGATTCATTTATAATTGTACTTAATCCAGCACTACCATCTTCTTGTGTATTATAATATTTAGTTTGTAATTCTACAGATTTAATATTTGCTTCTTCTTGTTTTTCCTTAACATAATAATCTGCTACAGCAGATTGAATGGATGTTAAAGCTGTTGATAATGGCATTTGAACATTTGATTTAATAGAACCAACTTCTGCTGTTGGTCTACCTTGTGCTGAAAATGTAGGTATCTTTGGCATTATTGATTCCTTGATCTGTTAAAAGATTTAGATCTTACTCTTAAATTACTTTTACTATTATTTCTAGGGTTTCTATCTTTATGATCTACATCACGACCTAATATGCTAGAACCAAGTTTTTTTTTCATAATTCTTCTTGCAGTATTTCTACCAGCTCTATTCTTTTTTTGTTTTGCTTTAGAGTGATAATTTGCGTATTCTGATTTATAATCTCTTGTCATTAATTATCCTTGCATTGAAAGTAAAGAAGTACCAGTTGAAGTTATTGTTTGTAATTGTGCCAATCTTGATTGTTGTCTAGCAATGTTACCCTGTATTCTTGCAAAGTTTGCTTCTTCAAATTTTCTTACTTTTCCAATTTGAGCATTGTAATCCATAATATTTTTTTCTATTTCAGATTGCTCAACATTATATCTTAATGCTCTTAAACCAGAACCTGATCTTTCAACGCCTGATTTTGATAAAGCAACTTTAGTTTGACCTTGTAATTTTGAAAACTGTTGGTCAAATCTAGCAAGATCAAATTCTAATTGTTTTTCTATTTGTGCAGCTTCTTGTTCTGCAACTGTCGCATTACGATTAGCAACAGCTTGATTATATTTACCAGCTGCTCCTTGTTGTTGATATTGTGATACACCTAATGCACCTACTACTGCTGCTTGCCATCCCATTAGAATAACCTCGCATACATATATTGGTCTGAACCATCAAAACCCCATTTTCTCATCAAACCTTCTTTTTCTAAACCTAACCACTCTGCAAATCTTTGACCTTCAGAAAAATCTTTTCTAATTGCAGATTGAACTCTAGTAATATTATTTTCTTTTGCAACTCTAGCAAAATCTTTTTTAATTGCTTTAGCAATACTTAATGGATATTTCCACATTTCATTTGTTGCAATTACCCAACCTTCAGCAACTTGACCCCAAACCATTTTCATTCCTGCAGCAAAAATAGGTTTGTCATTAATGATACCAGTAAATGCTAAATGATCTTGTTCTAAGTTTCTAGCATCACCATCAACATTAATGTAATGTCTATCTGCTTCTAATACTTTATGATTCATTTGTTGAGATAAAATAAATTTTCCATGTTGTGCGGTATAAGGCACTATATATAATATATTATCCATCATTTGTTACTAACCTTGGGTATAACGATAAAATTGTAAAAGGTAAAGGTTGTGTTTGTCTAACAAAAATAAACCCATCTGTCTCGTAGTTTCCTCTAAATTCTACTTCTTTATCTCCTGTGAATGGTGGAATACCTTCATCCATTAAATCAGCAGAACTTCTAAATGGTATTCTTTCCATTTGAGATAAGTCTGGTCCAACTTCTATACCAATACTTTCATACATTCTTACTGTAATATCATATATTCTTTTAGTCTTACCTTGTGATGTACCATCTTGTGATCCAGCATCTAATCTCATAGTCTGTAATAAAGATATAAAAGCTAAACCAATCTTAACATTTTTTGATGCACGATCTAAAGTTATTGCACCATCTGTAACAGTTTTATTTGGGTGCGTTGCACCATCTGCTAATATAGAAACAACTTGACCTTCAAGATGTTGTAATCCAGAAATATTTGTAATGGGTGTACCACTATAACTTAATGCACTATCTAAAAAATTAAATGACGAGTTATCTGTTTCGTCAAAATCAAGTTCATTTAAATATTCAACATATCTTCTAGTTATTCCATTAATAGTTCTTTTAACAATTACCCATGTTTGATATTCTTTATCATCAGTTGGAATTACTGCTACACTTTCTACAGCTGCCTTACCTTCACTTGTTGCAGTTAATCTTGTACTGTCAAAACTTTTAACAGTTAAATATCCTGTTGCTTCATGTGCAGTTTCAGTAATTGTTACAACTGCACCAGATACTGTTGCGGTAAAATTAGTATGATTATTTATTGCAGTTTTAATATTAGTAGCTGTTGTATTGTTGCTTTGAAAAGGTCGCCATCCATCTATTCCTATAGGTGCATCACTAGATGAAGATTGACTTGTAAAAGTAGCGATTGTACCATTTGATTTTGTTAAAATTATTTTGTTACCAACTGCAATGTTTGCATAATCGGAAACTGTAATTGTTGCTATACCAAATCTTCCACCAAAAATATGTCTATGCCAAGCTGTTACTTGTTGTTCTCTTTGATAAGTTAAACCAATTAACTCACCATCTTCTCTAATAGCATAAATAATTTGATTAGGTTCTTGTTGGTATGCGAGTTGTGTTAATCCACCTTCAGTAATGTGTTCTGCAAGGATAGTCATATCTGGAGCTACATAACCATCAACATCAAAGTTGTAAGCTAGTTCTCTAATTTTTCTTCTAGCACGTTGCAAAAATAATGTAGCGTTACCTACAGAGATAGCATCTACATTAGCAGCACCATGGTTAGATTGTTTTTTAATCATAATGTTAGTAGGAGTTACAGCGTTGTTATCTCCACCTCCACTTACTGCAAATTCACCACCTGCTGTACCTATAACTAAAGTTCTTGTTGATGCTAAAAATCTAATTGCATTTACTTGATTAGATGCGATTGTATAAATAATTGCATCATCATCTGCAATCGTTCCACCAAGATTAGCATCCATATTTTCATAATCACCAGACTTTGAAAAGTAAACTGTTTGTGGATTGTTTAGTGTTGCAGCAAATATCAATCGTTGTTCAAAAAAAGTTACGCAAGAAGGATGACCTGTGGTATCTGAAAACGCACCAAGAAACCAATTGGTTATTGCGTTAGCATTTGCAAAAGCTATAGTAACTGTAGCCACTACAACTGTAGTGCTTGTTATAGAGGTAATCGTTGCATAACCACTATTAAAATGTATTTGTCTACCAACATCTGTTGCTAAGAATCCAGACCCACTATTAATACCTGTAGTAGCTGATGCAGTAATATTTCTTGATCCTGTTGAAGCAGAAGATGGTGTTAATGTTGTTGTAGTAATATTTGGATCTAAGAATGGTCCTTTAATAAAATCAACTTCATCTAAACTCCATGAGGTATGACCTGTTCTTGATAACTTAGATGCTTGATGTGATGGATGAGTTATGTACATAACATCTGCTGATTGTGCAAATTTTATATCAAACAATTCTGCTGTTAAGTAAGGAGTTGTTATTTCAAAAACTCTATTCATAGTTCCTGCTGAACTGTAAGTAGTAAAGTTTGTAGTATTAATTGCTACACCATCTTTATCTGTTAAAGAAAAAGTATTAGCATCTATTTTAACAACTAAAAAATTTTTATTATTAAGTTCTGTCATACCAACAATAGAAGTAATAAGTATTTCGTCTCCAGTTAAATAGCCATGTGAGTTAGAAGTAATTACTCCTGGATTAGCTTTTGTTATTGCTGTTATAGTTTTATTACCTTCTAATACAGAACCATTATTTTTAAATACTCTAATTTTTAAATTAGAAAATTCTAACATATAAGTTTGTGTTGTAGAAAATTCAAAAGGAATTAATCTTGTTTTATTATCGCTGTCAGCAACTTGAGCTACAAAGTTTGTACCTGGTCTACGAGCAGCACTACCATGAGGATATACAACTAAATTTTCTAAGGTTGCACAACCAGAAGCATATTTTGCTAAATCGTTTCTACCATCTAATCTTGGAGATAGTTCACCACCTGTAAAGTTCGTTAATTGAACTGCAACTCTAGCCATTAATTAATACCTTGAGTTTATAAAACTACCTGCGTCTATAGCATCTGTCATGCCTAAATCTTGATCTATGTTTTGACCTTCAGTTGAATCTACGAATCTAGCATCTCTTAATTTATCTTGAAATAATGAATACATATTTTGAGCTGTTTGATTATTAGAAGTAACTCCAAAAGCAATGTCAGCACCTAATGCTGCAGATAAAGTTTCTCTTAATAATTCATCATACTCATTAGCATCAGTAACTCTACTAATGTATAATATTTTCATAGTAGATGTGTTGCTTAAAATTTTTCTACCTTCTACTTTATAATTAGATTCATAATCTAATATTCTAAGTAGTCTTAGGCAATCTGATGGTAATGTAAAAGAAGTTTTAAAACCCCATGCAGGAGCTGTAGTATCTGCTGCTAGTTCAATTCTTTTTTGTAAACAGTTCCAAGGATGTGATCTAAACACACTATCTCTTACTTGAGTATATCTTTGATTGCAAAGTCTAGCATTTTTTGAATCTTCTGTAAGTGAAAGTATAGTTGTTGCACCTAGTTGATTTAATGCTCCGTTACAAATTTCTACTGTTGATGCCATACTACTTCCTTATAATATACTTACGCCTTATCTGTCTATCTTTTTCTAAAGCAAATATTTCTACTTTAGTTTTTTCTGCTTTAATATCAAAGCCATAATGATACTTGGTATCATGTTTAAACCTATCTACTAACACATATCTGTATACATAGTTATCTTTTTTAAAATGTAATACAGGTTTTAAATCTTGTATCTTTTTC